CGTGTCCCGCTCGGCCGGCGTGAACTGGTTGGCCGGGTAGTCGAGCTCGACCTGCAGCAGGATCGCCTGCTTCGCGGCCTTCGGGCAGGCTGCATATTCTCCGGTGGACGAATGCCCCGTGGCGCCGTATCCGGTGACGTACCGGATCCGCACAGCCTCGACCTTGCTGTATGTCCCCGGCCAATCGGCATCGGCCCCGAGGTTGATCCGGCGGCTGTCGCCATAGGTGCTCAGGCTGTAGTCGGCGGTGGGCATCGTCTGCTCGACGTTGTCTTCGTCGTCGTACTTGATGCTGGTCACGCTCGCCACCGGCGGCATCGGCAGGTCAATGAAGTCATCCGTCGGGAAAACGTCCAGTACCGCTTCCAGTGTCTGCGCCGCCAGCGCCCGGCCTGTGTAGTGCTCGGCGAACTCTCGCGCGCTCGTGATCAGCGTAGCGATCAGGCCGTCGTGCGGATGGCTGCCGCCGATGTCGTCCAGCCGCAGGTGCAGCTTCGCCTCGGCCAGCGAGACCGGCTCGGCGGTGACGGCGGTGATGACCTTGTGGTTCATGGTGCTCACAGCCTTTCTACGGCGACGCCACGCGCAGCCATTTCCACCACCAGAGCGTCAAACGCAGCCGCCACACCGAAGTACGGATCAGCGTCCCCTGTATCAACTTCGTCGTCGTAGAAGTGGCCCCGGTTTTCTGGTGCGAACCCGGCCACGATGATTCTTTTCGCGCCTAGCGCGGCAGCGATGCGAATGGCCGCAATCCCGGAATTCCTGATCACGAACTGCTCACCATCGACGGACACCATTTCGAGCATCGAACCGACGTAGAGCGCGTCCAGCGTGTCGTCTTTGATCCCGGTAAAGCGGATGCCCTGGAAGCCGCGCCATTCCTGCGGCCAGTCGCCGTCCAGCGCCACCATCGCATCGGCCCACGGCGCAATGCGGGACGTGTGGTTAACGGCTATCGTCCGATGACAGCGCAGGCTCTCTGCGAGATCGCGCGTCATGCTCGGGCCGCTGCACAGGACGGCAGCGGATTCCCCAGCCCACTGCGCAGAAGGCTTCCAGGGTGTCGTCATGCGTCTTTGAAAGCACCCTCCGAAGAGGGCGCTTCCTTCAGGACGTTACGCCAGCACGCCCGCGCCGACAGCGCTCGCGATCACGCTTGCGTCATGCGTGGTCGGGCGGTATTCCGCCGTGTACTGGATGGCGATGATCCCGCCGACAACCGCGTTGGCCGTCCCGCGTGCGAGCACGGCGAAGACGTAGCGCAGCATCGGATCGTTCACGTCCACCACAATCGCCTTGCTGTCGGCGCTGGTCCCGTCAGCGGTGAAATCGGACGTCGCCTTCTGCGTAACCGGCGTGGGCGAGCTGGTGCTGTTCGCACTGTTGCCCTTGACGGTCAGAGACAGGACGCAGCCCGAGGTCACATCGCCCAGCAGGGCGACGAACATCACGCCGTCGTACCCGGTCATGTCCAGGACATCGGACGTGACAGCGGTCGTGGCGGCAGTGGCCGCAGCGGCAACCACCGTCACCTTTACGTTTTTGCTCAGTTGCATGATCTTTCCTTTCGGTAGTCGGTGGTTTAGGAGGCGAACTGCAGGAACTTCACCGCCTCGGTGTTCTGGGCACCCCCGCCAGTCCGCTTCGTGGTGTAGAACACCACATAGGGCTTGGCCGTGAAGGGATCGCGCAGCGTGCGCATACCCATGCGGTCCACGATCAGGTACGCGGCCTTGAAGTCACCGAAGGCCAGCGACAGCGAGCCAGTCCCCAGGGCGGGCATGTACTCGTCAACGCGGCACGGATAGCCCATAAGGCGTTCCGGGGCGCCGACTTGCATGCCGGGCTCCCACAGGTAGCGGTTCGTGGTCGATTCCTTCAGCAGCCGCGCCTTGGTGCGCACCGCGCGGCGCATCACGAACGAAGCGCCGTTCAGGTATTGGTCCTTGAACGCGCCCATGAGGTTATGCACCGGGTCGAACTGCGTCGTGTGGAAGTCGCCATTCGCTCCCGTCTTGACGTGCTCGAAGGTGCCCCATGCGCGGGTGCTGTCAGCGGTGGCGGCAGTCGGATAAGCTGCGAGGCCCTTCGGCTGACCAACCCCGGTGCCGGTCCAGAACGCAGCGCCTTCGATGCGGGCGAACTTGTCGGCCACCTTCGCAGCCAGCCAGCCCTCAACGTCCGTCGCGGCGTCGTCCAGAATCTTCTGGCTCGCCTTGGGCATCGCGTACATCTCATGCGCTTCGATGCGCCACTTGCCGACAGTCGGCGTCGAGGTGTCGCTGCGCGAGCCCAGCTCGGCAACCCAGCCGGCGTCGGCCTCGTCGTTGTCCAGAAGCCCCTCGATGTCGTTGGTCGAGATGGTCTGCACCGTGGCGAGCTGGCGCATGATCGACTGCTCGTAAATCTTCGAGAGCGTGCGGCCTTGCGTGGCGTGCGGCAGCAGGTAGCCGCCGTCCGGGTCGCTGCCGGCCGACAGCGCCTTGCGCTCGTCCGCGCTCAGGCTGTCAACGGCGACGCCCACGGCCACCTTCAGGAATGCAGACTTGTACTCGGTGTACGCCTTGGCGTCGAACTCGCCGGGGAACGCCTTGCCCTTGGCCTGGTACTCGGCGCGCAGGGCGATGTTGAAGCCCTTGACCTCGTCGGCCAGCGCCTTGGCGGCGCTGTCGGTGCCAGCGTCGGGCCGGTTGGCCTTCTTCTGGAGTTCCTCGATGGCGGCCTTGGCGTCCGACAGGGTGTCGAGCGCCGCCGACAGCGTGGCAACCTTGGCTTCCAGGTCGGAAACAGCCTTGCCTTCGGCCTTGGCCTTGATCAGTGCGTCGTTCGCCTTCTTGAACGCCTCGAACGCCTCACCCTGTTCTTGCAGGGTTTGCGCGATGTCCTTGAGTTCCATGATTTTCCTTTCGGGAATGAAAAAGCCGCCTCGGTGGGCGGCTGCTACGGGGATTGCGGCTCGGTCTAGAAGACGGCACGCACTTTCAGAGCGTCGGCAAGGGCCGACAGGTCGTGTTCCCCGGAATCACTCCGGCTGATCACGCTTTTGAGCTTGGAAACCAGGGCGGTCGCCTCGCTCTTCGACAGGCCACAAGCATCCCGCAGGTGGCGTTCGATTTCGGACAGGCTCTCCAGCTCCTCGATGGTCTTGACCGCCGAGATACGGGAAGCGTCGTTCATGGGGAATGATGTCAGACTCAGCTCGACCAAATCGACCTTCTTGAGCGTGCGAATGCCGGTGACGCGATCAAAGCTATCGTCGCGTGAGCGATACCCGATAGACATGCCGGTTAGCGCGCCCATCTTCATCAACTCATAGGCTTCTGCTCCGCGAGCGGTCTTCAGGGCCAGTTGCCCCCTCACCTTCAGGCCCACGGCGTCCTCTTCCATGCTGGTGTAGATGCCGATTGGCGGCTCGCCGAACTTGTGCTGCCAGAGCATCGTTGGAAGCCGGCCGGCGCTCTTCGCAGCCGCGAGCGTTTCAGTGAACGCCCCCGGCGCGACGATATCGCCACCCTTGTCCTCGATGCTAAAAACAGACCCGTACCCTTCAAAGACACCTGTGTCGCCGGTCGCCTTCAGTTCACATGGGAAATCAAGCGTTTTAGTGGTCATGTGGTCCCCTTTCAGGCCGCAGGCGGTTCTTTGTTCGCGCCGGGCGGCAGCTTGTCGGCGTCCCCGCCCTTTGGCGCCATGTCTTCCAGTGCCCGCACCTCGTCAGGCGACATCCAGCCCGGATGCCCGCCAGAGCCCAGCGCCTTCGCGTAATACTCGGCGCGTGCCTGAGCAGATGCCCGCATCAGCGCATTGGCGACGAACTTGAAGTAGTAACCGTCCGCGCGGTCCTTTTTCGTCAGCAGGTTCTTGTCTGCCGACTGCTCGATCCGCGCGTACCATGGGCCGAGCGTGTCCTCGCGGTGCGCGTTGCTGAATTCCTCCGCGCTGGCGTAGGTGCTGGTCTTGTCCGAGTGAAAGACCTTTTGCGGATGCACTCCAACGAAGCGGCAGATTTCCTCGATCTGGTGCTTCCGGGTTTCGATGTGCTGCGCATCAACGCCCGTCATGGCGTTCGGGAGCCACTTGGCCGCCCGGTCCAGGATCATCGGAGCGCCGGCATTCTCGGCGCCCGCGTATTCCTTCTCGATCCACGCCTTCAGGTCGGTATATTGCGTTTTGTTCAGGACGCTATCAACCGAGTACGTCCCGGAAGTCCGAACCCCGTTCGCGTGCAGCTTGGCGTGGCTTTCCTCGGTCGCAATCGACAGCCCCAGCGCCTCGCGGGCGATGCTCAGGATTTCCATCCCGATCAAGCCGTCCCAACTCGGCCCGCGAACGTGCCAGATCGCCTCAGCCGGGAAAATCTGCTTCGCTCCGCTGGCTCCGGTCACTTCGTAGCCGATCTCGTAGCTCTTCTCGTCCTGCAGCTTCTTGACCTTGCCGGGATTGAGCAGGATCAATTCGCCAGGCCGCTTGTCGCGCAGGCCGACCATGTTCTTGAAGACGTAGGCGTTGCCCAGCGCCGCGTGAATCACCAGTGATTCGCGGAACTCGAAAGAAGTCGTCCAGTCGTTCGGCCCCGAGGCCATCAGGTCGTACAGCGGATGCTCTCTCGCCGGCTCGTACCCCTGGAAAAGCTTGAACGGAACCTGCGCGCAACCCTGCGCCAGCACGCGCAAGCACGCAAAGAGCGTCGCCACCTTCAGCGCGTTATCAAGATTGATCGTCGGGCCAGCCTTGGAAGACCGCCCAGCGCGCAGCATTTCGGCCCAGATCGCGAGCGGGTCGCTCGCTTTCCGTCCGAACTCGATGCCAAAGATTCGCATTAGGCTGTTTCCCAGAAGCTGCGACCGCAAGCGGCCGGATTGAGCGCCATCAGCGACACGGCGTCGAAGAGGCTCATCAGCGGGTCAATCTTTGCCTTCCCGCTGGCTTGTTTCGTGATCGAGATCGCGTTGCCCTTGTCCTCGATGCGCGCGTTCCCGACGCACCAGGGCATCATTGCGGAGGCGGAAACCAGCAACTCGCCGCCGGCCAGCTTGCGCTCGGTCGTCTTGATCGCGCCATTGAGCCGCCAGCCCTGGCTCACCGCCACGATGTCGACCTGCGGGTCGAAGTCGCGCGCCGCGAGCTCGTCCACGATGTCGCCGATCCCGGCGGCGTCGACCCCGATGCCCTGCTTTTCCGGCAGCAGGCCGGCGTCCCGGACCTTGCACACGTTGTCCGCGAACTCCTGCACGTCTTGGCCGGGCCGATCGACGATCGTCAGCGTGCCTTCCCGGGCGAAGTCCTGCAGCCGCGGCGCGATCTCTTTCCGGCGCTCGAGCGCGATCTTGTGCGCCCAGGCATGGAACCACGCCAGCCAGCGGCCGGTCTCGCGCTCGCGCCCAACCACCACCTGGCCGAGCAGGTCATCCAACCCGCCGCCGTCGCCGCCGACCACCGCGACCTCGCAGCGGGCGAGCAGGTCGTCCAGCGTCAGGACGATCTGAGCCTCTTCCCAGAAGTCGGCGCCGGCCCAGCGGTCCGAGCGCAGCGAAAGCCCGATCTCGACGTTCAGGTGCTTCGCAAGGAAGCCCCGCATCGACTCTTCGCCGTCGTTCTGAGCCTTCGTGAACTCCCGCAGCAGGAACTCTTCGTCGACCGACTTCCCCAGGTTGGGGTTGACCATGTGCCAGTTCGCCGGCTTGCGATGCTCCCCGGCCTTGATCATGGCCTCCGGGAACTCGTACAGGATCGGCACGAACCGCGGATCCTTGATCTTTCCGTCGCGCACGTCCCGCGCGTACCGCAGCTTCTGCGCGAACACCCCGGCCGGCGGCTCGTCCGACTGCGTGGTCAGGAAGATGGTGAACCCTTCCGGCCGGCTCGCCAGTCCCCCTGTCGCTTCCCTGAGCATGTTCTCGGCGTCGGCCATGCTGCCGAAGAGCCAGAGCTCATCGACCAGCGTCCCGACGCCTTTCTTCCCGCCGACCGTGTTGCTGTCGGCCGCCAGCACCTTCAAGCTGGCCGAGCTCTCCCGGTGCGTGATGGTCTTGACGTGGGACTGCGCGTGCATCAGCGCCGCCAGTTCCTCGTCCCACCGCTCCGAGCACATGTCCCGCGCCGGCCCGTAGCTGTTGTTCGCGATCTCGACGGTAGGGGCGATGATCGAGAACTCGGCCGACTGCCGCCAGTTCAGGATCAGGGCGGTCATCATGATCCCGGCCGCGATCGTCGACTTGCTGTTCTTCTTCGGGACCAGCAGGAACCATTCGGTGATCAGCCGCCGGCCCGACTCGGCGTCGTACGCGCCGAAGATCGAGGCGACCAGGTCGAACACCCACTGCTCGCAGGACTCACCGAAAGTCGGCGAGCCCGGCGCATCCACGATCCGCAGGCTCTTGAACACCTCCAGCGCTTCCGCGGCGCGCGCCGGGAACAGCGGTGGCGGGATGATCGACTTTCCCGCGCGCAGCCGTTCCGCCCAGTCCGGGCACGCCGTCGAACGCTCCATTTCAGCGCTTCACCAGCGCCAGCGGCGCCGGGGCGGCGGCAAAACGGCCGGTCGCCGCCTTCTTCGCCCGCTCCGCGGCCTCGTCCTTCTTGCCGCCGTCGTGCTTCTTCGTGTGCGTGTACTGCACCGCAGCAATGGCCGCCCGAACCTGTAGCGCCGTCGCATCGGTCTTTCCGAGCGCCACCTCCTGGAGCAGCGTCAGCATGTCCTTGTCGCCCTGCGGCACCGGCTCGGCCCGGTCGCGCTTCAGCGCGCCGCCATGAGCCTGCGGCTCGAGCTCGGTCTTCACCGCAGATCCGCCCGCCGAGGCCTCCTTCTTGGTCCGCGGCTTCCTGCCGGCACCCGGACGGGCGCCGCCGCTTCGTCCTTTGACTCCGGCCATGATTTGATTCCCGTTTGAAATGGGGATTTGTT